CTAGCCGTGATGCCGTAGCGTGATTTGATCCGCTTTGCTCTCCTGTACTCAGCGGTTGTGGGTGGCGGGGTGTATTGTTTTCTATAGCACGCTTCACACAACCCGTTTGTGCGGGCTGGTTTATCGCACTGTTTGCATGCGACGTTTTTCCACTTCCCGTGATGCCCCAACGGGCGATGCGGCGCATTAGGGTGCCTTCGGTGATAACTTGCTTTTGACATGCAAGCTCCACACATCCCTGGTTTTGTTTTTGCTCTTGGTGGACGGGTGCATCCTTCAACGATACAAGTTCGTCCCCGATCTTCAACTGGTGCAGTCTGGTCCATTCCAACACCCCATCGTTCATTACAAGAAACGGATGTCTCTTGTTTGCACGCAGGATTCTACCAGATTGTGTTTGAATCTTGTATATGGAATCAACACCATTTGACTGCCAGTTGTTGACCTTACTTTTTGTCAACCTGCCTTTGTCAAAAGTTGCCACCATGTCGCCAGCGCGTATCTCTGATAGTGGCTTATGTGATCCATCGGCCATGAGCACGGAGGTGTCTCCGGTCATGCACATAACGACGACTATGGCCCCTCCAGGCTGGAGACGCTGTCTAGGTCCTGAGGAGTACCACTCAAACACGGAGTCGTAAATCTCCGGTCTTCCTGCGGCCAGGGCAGCTTCTTGCTCCGAGTGAGGATCGTCAATGATCAACAGGTCCGCACCCTTACCCGTCATCGTGCCGCCTACACCGATAGCGAAGTACTCCCCATTTTTATTAGTAGCCCATCGTCCTGCGGACTTAGAGTCCTGTCTCAAAGCCACATCCGGGAAGATCCTCGCGTACTCCTCGGACCCCACTAAGTTTCTAACCTTCCGGCCAAAGTTCACAGCCAGATCCGCAGTGTTCGACGCTTGAATCACTTTCTTCTCAGGATACCGGCCAAGGAACCAACTTGGAAGTAGATACGAAGCAAACTCCGACTTCGTATGTCTAGGGCCAAGATTGATGATCAACCTCTTCAACTTGCCTTCCGCAATCTCCTCAAACTTCTTAGCCATCACCGCATGATGTCTTCCGTGGATAAACCCCGGCCACATCTTCTTCACATACGCCATGAAGCTCTTCTGGCACCTCTCCCTGTCCACAGCATCCTTGTAATCCTGTACCTGCTGTAACAGCTTCTCCTGATCCGCAGGAGTCAGACTTGCCACTAGATCATCTAGTTTCACGCAGCCTCCCACCTAAATTTTGCCTGCCCTACAACCGGGTGCCATTCCCGTCCCGGCCTGCTCTGCCATGACTTGGGATTGTTTGCCGTCAGTTCAGCAACCGTCTTCCAACCAGCACCGCGCAACGAAGCGCCAGACTCAGACTGAAGCGTGTACGTAATTAGTTTCTGCCAGCCAAGAGCTTTAGCCGCCTGCCAGCAACGAGCGTACAAAAAAGAACACGCCCCCTTGGGCGCATCATCCAGCACACAACATCTCGTTACTTCAGCAGTCACGCCATCATCCATAAACCGCGCAACCGGCCTAGAAACAATAGCCACACCAACCAACTTGTCTCCGTCAGACACGCCAACAGAAAAAAGCCCGCCCGCAGGAGGCTTGTTGTGGCGGTGAAAGTTGCCCACAAACTCAATGGCCTCAGCAAGTTTTACTGGTACGGCGTGCAGTTTCACTTGGCCTACTCCATGTTGCGGAACGATACGTAGGTGGGCCGCACAGACCTCCCCATCCCCTCAACCCTCTTCAACGCTCCTAGCTTCACAAGCCGATCCACAATTTTTTTGGTTGAACCCAGCCCAGGCTTACCCCTCAACTCACAAATATTCCTCAGACTCGGCCCGTACCCAAACCGCTCCCACCACACATCTATCGCCAAAAACACTTCCTTCTGAGCCTCTGTCATCCCCATCTCCAACGTCTCTTCCTTAGATCCGTACACCTTCCTCAACGGACTCTGCAAAACTTTCTTTGTGCGCCACTTTTTGACAGGTCTGTTTTCCATTACAAATCAACAACTTAGCCGCGTTTCCTCAACCATCACTTTCGTGTCGCTAAATTTAGAGGCAACAAAATTTGTGTGCGCCAAAATTTAGCGTTTAGGTAAAAACCGTTACAAATCATAGACTTAGCGCACATACTTAAAGTTTTACTTTTGTGTCGCTAAATTTAGACCTGAGTAAAACAGTCGGGAATTGCTGCCAAAATTTTTGGTATACCCCCCCACTTTTTTGTGGGAAAAGTGACGGGGGGGTGTCGCCAGATCTAGGGGTAGCACATGGGATCGGTCTATGACGGGAGTCGTTGGTGTGGAATAGTATGTTTAAGGCGGCGGGACTCCGCCTGCAGGCTCGGGGGGGTCCGGGGTGGGTGGGGTCGCGTCCGTGGGCTCGCTCGGTCCAGCCAGCTCCCGCAGTAGCGAATCCGCATCAGCTTCAATCACCGTTGCGTCCGTGGCGCTCGCAGATATCAGGCCGCGTAGCTCTGCCATCACACGGGCGCGTGCGTCTTCACTGCTGGATATGGTGCGAACCTCTTTGCGTTCGGTGAAGGCGGCCACTTCGGTAACCGTGCCGAGAATCTTCGCGGCTTGCAGGCGCACGGCAGGTTTAATGTCTGGATCGATGAGGGTTTGGGTGAGGGTTTGTATGACTAACGAGCGAAGCGCGGCAGGGGAGCGATGTTTTTCAGCCTCAATGGCCAGGGTGTAAGCCTCTATCTCACGGGCTATCCGGGGATCACTTGCTATCCTATACGGATCATTGTTCAGGCTTGAGGGTTTTGCGTCCGGTTTGTAGGCTTGCCTATATGCGTCTGCCTTAGTTGCGCCCATAGCTATTGCCCTTGCGAAGTTCTTCTGCTTTGCGGTGAGTCCATCGGAAACCTGCTTTCCCAGGATGGCGGAGATGGGCAGAGTCTCTGCTGCTTTCTCTAGGGTCTTTCGAGATAGCTTCACTGTGGTTCTGTCCATAGGTGAGGTTCTATACAGTATAGGGGAACACGGGAAGAACTGCTACTCACTTCGTTCGTTACGGGCGCGATCCTTGCCCGGCTGCAGCCCTGGTGCCATAGGCCGCACCTATCAAGCCAGACGATCCCATTGAAAAAATTGTCTTGCACCTTGCATGCTGGCAGGTAGGATTGCATCCGTTGCATGAGCCGCAACGCAACAATCAGGAGAACCAAAATGAACTATCAAGCTCACCTGTCCCTTGTGTCTTCCAATGCAAAGACCGGACCCATCCCTGTCAGCACCACAACCCGTGCAACATGCCCCCTTGACTGTGCCATGCGCGCGGGATGCTATGCCGGCTCTGGTCCCCTGGCCCTGCATTGGAGTGCAGTGTCAGCCGGAACCCGTGGGATTGACTGGAGCGGGTTTGTTGCTGCTGTCGCTACGCTCCCTGACGGTCAATTGTGGAGACATAACCAAGCGGGCGATCTACCCGGGAATGGTCACACTGTGGACCCTGTCGCGCTGGGTCAACTGGTGCATGCCAATATTGGCAAGCGAGGGTTTACCTATTCCCACTATCGTGACACTGACTCCCTCGCATGGATCAAGCATGCGAACGAATGGGGCTTTACGGTAAACCTGTCGGCTAATGACCTGTCCGATGCCGATACCCTTGCCGATACCGGGGCGGGTCCGGTGGTTGTTGTCCTGTCTTCCACACAATCGACGAACACTGTGACCCCTAAGGGTAGGCGGGTTGTTGTCTGTCCCGCAACCCAGCGTAACGATGTGTCATGCGCGACATGTCAGTTGTGCCAGCGTCAACGGGAAACTATCGTCGGTTTCCCGGCCCACGGTACCCGTAAACGGGTGATCGATATCAAGCTTGCAGCCTAATATCAGGAGAATGACCAATGAAAACAATGGTAGCGCGTTATCCTGGGAAGTGCGCCCGCACTGGTGCGCCTATCCGCCCGGGTGACTTGATTGTTTACGCTGGCAGGGGCCGGGCTTATCTGTCCGATCTGATCCCTGCAGTGGACCCGGACCTAGCCCTGGCCCGGACCCTAGACCCCGAACTAGCGGATTCTGACCCGGACGCTGCGGCGCATGCGGGACGATATCTTAGGCATTCTATCGCCCGTGGGGTTTCCGATATCTGGCGATCCTCCACGGGGAAAGAGTATTACCGGAACCGCAAGGGACTTTGCGAAGATGCGCCCTGCTGCGGATGCTGCAACGCATAAGGGGCAAACCATGACAAACCAAAAACAAATCCGCGCAGAATTTTGGCGCTGCCATCCCGGGCTAAGGACTGACGCCCGCCGCGCTGGCCGACTGTCGAAGCCCCAAAATTTTCACAATGCCATCACCCGTAGCGCGTTCGTCGCGTTCGTGGACTATCTGCAGCGCTCCGGGCAAATATCCGATGCCCTAGCGGATCGGGTGACGTTGTGACCACTGAAGACAAAGCCCTGATTCTCGTTTCCCTGGTAGCACTGGTTCTGGTGCTGCTGGGGGTCATCTGAAACTGCTGCGCCTGTCGGCGCTAAGGACTGACCTATGAAATACGCTTTCTTGCAGCCTGATCTGTCCCTGCGGGTTTGTGTGCGCCTGGATCAAAGGGATGGCGGGTGGAGCACTGCCCCGTTTCCCGCCCGCTGGCTTGCCCGGAAATGGGCGCGGATTCAAGGGTACCAGTTGATAGAGGAATGACCGGCACCTATAGGCCCCGCTGGGGGCTTATGGGGGCATGTTTTGCCCTGCAGATTCAAAGGACTGACCTATGCTGAAAGTTATGCAAGCCCGGTGCCTCATGCCCGGAATGACGATGGCATTCTCTAACCCTCGCCACAACTTCAGGATCGACGATGTGGAGTGGACCCGCGACGGGGAAGTGAAGGTGCACCACGGAGACTTTACGGCGGTGGACTGGTACGAGCCGGAGTCCAATGTCTGGGTGGAATTGGAGGACTGACCTATGCAACCCGTAATGATTCCATGCCTTGATCCTGACCGGCCCCTGACCCCTTCAGAACTGGCCGACGAACGCTGGGAGCGTCGCCGCCCCTACGCGCTCACCCGTGCCCATGTGGAGCGCCTGGAGGATGCCCTACGCTGGGCGCTGGAGCAGATGAAATATGACCCGGCCACGTACAGCGCCTACATTGACGCTTTGGCCCTTTTGGAGGACTGACCTATGGATGCCATCGCATGCCGCCCGTGGAATAAAGCGATCCCCATCTTCTACGTTCAAAACGTCAAAGGACGCAAAGGGGACTGGGGCTACACCACGGAATCAAGCAAAGCCCTGCCGCTGACGCCAGCGCAGCAAGCCCGGTTTGCTTCCGACTGCCGCGCCGTGGGCGTGACTGCCCGATTCATCGCAAAGGACTGACCTATGCTCATCGAAATTTTGGCCGAGTGCATGCGCCGCGCCGCCAAAGCACGGACCCATGAGCACATGGTAGACCTGACCGTGATCGCCCGCCTCCTGTCCAAAGGACTGACCGAGGCGGAAGTGATGCAAGCAAAACTGAAAGCAGAGACCTATGCTGACCCTAAGAATCAATGACTCACACTACCCGATGGTCACCGCCCCGGTGGAGTACATGAGCGGGTCCGCCTGGACTTCCAGCATCCTGCCCCGCGTGACGCCCGAGGTTTCAGAAGAGATAGACCACAACCACTGGGAGGATTGGCCTGGTGGAATCGTGGACACCATCTACTTCGCAATGGTAGACGGTTGGAGTTCTGACGGCACCATGCGAGAGGATGACCCCGACCTAGAGCCGATCTATTGGGCTATAGAGCACAACGGCCAGCCCATCGGACGGGATGAACTGGAAGAACTGCTGAACCCCGGCGAGGTGGCGATCAACATGCTGGTGGGCAAAAATTCACGCGGCGATCCGGTGGAGACGCGGGTGGAGTACCGCCGCCTGGGAGGTGAGAAGGCCGAACAGTTTGTTCTGGACTACGCAGACAAGCATAGTCTAGAGATCAACTATCTGGACAGGTATGGATCGCTACTGGTAGCTCAGGTGGCATGACCGCTGCCCGCTTCGGCGGGCTTTTTTACGCTTGCACAATGCCAAGGACTGACCTATACTAGCGCCCGTTGGCGTCGCACCCGACAGTTGAAAACCGCTTACTCATGCCCCTGCCTCTGGGAGTTCCCGGAGGGTGCGACCGGGGGCAGCAGTAAGCGGTTTTTGTTTTGTGACGCTGACCGTACTCCGCACGATAGCAAGGGCCTTCGTAGGCAGCGCGGAAGGAAATACGGCAAGCCATGTATGGCACTAGCTAAGAGGGTGATGCTTAGTACCGTCTCCGCAAGACCAACGGAAGACGTGCCAGACTAGCTGCGGTACTGGCGCAGGCATGAACGAATGTGACGACCAGAGCGTTCATCCCGATGAAGTAGCCGTCTATGACGGGTGTTCCTGAGTGATCGGGAGCCGCTAGCCACAAAGCCGACAGAAGCGCGGTTGTGGTGGGTACAGTGAGTTGGTTCCCCAAATACCGGGGCCCAGGTCACCCGGTGTAGCTATGGCGTGACGAAAATTGAGCACCTGTAAAAATTCACAGTATTGCGCTCACCGCTAACCCGTGGCACCATACCTCTGCCACTTTCGGCAAACAGGAGATCACCATGAAGAAAGTCATCGCATTCGCCGCCGCCGCTCTGCTGGCTACCGCAGCCTACGCATCGTGCCGATACTACACCATCACGGTGAACGGAAAGACGATGTACTGCTCTGAGTGCTGTACCGGGACCGGACAGTTCCGTACCTGCAACACCATCTGTAATTGACCACAGTAGTGAACATCACCCTCGTACAAGAGGGTGACCGCATCACAGTCCGCTCAGATGCCATCGGTGAGGACGAACAAGTCCTAGCCCTAGGCTTACAGATCATCGGGCATCTGAGCTATCTGGAATCACACAATCCAGATCATCTGACGGTGGACATGCCCACCCTAAGTGCTCGGCAACACTAAATTTTGAGAGCCCGCAGGACTGACTGCCCCGTTCGGAACAGTCCTTCTCGCAGATGGTGATCGTTGCAATCACCAAGCTGATCCGAGATCCAGTAGGGCCAGCCTATCTCACTGGCTACCCTTTCCCCGGTCCCAGACGCATCGTTGTCTGCGATGACGTAGCCACCCGGCAGCAGAGCGGCGATCTTCTGCATGTTCCCCGCGCTGAAGCACACATGGATGGTGTACCGGCGTTTGTAGTTCTTTAGGATGGCCCGCAAACTGAGCGCCGTGGCGTAACCCTCGCACAAGAAGTGTGGTCCCTTGTTGTCCAGCACGAACTCCGCGCCTGCACTTCGCATACCCGTCAAGAATTTCTTGCCGCCAGCCTCGTCTATCAACTGGACGCCGACTAAGTTTTTTCCTATCCGCATGGGGATAACTAACAATTTTTCTCCGTCCTTAACAAAAATGTTCCCAACCTCCTCTGCGTGACCCTTTTTACGCAGATACTCGTGGTGTGCAAATTGGCACTGGTGAAGAATCCAAGCTGCCTTGCGGGCCGCTTCGGCTTGACGACGCAAAGTTTCTTGCTCTGCAAGCCTGACCTTTTCCATCAAGTCCCGTCTATCAATTTTGACGGGCTCATCTGGCTTCCAGACGCTGACTGATACCTGGGTAGCGTGATTTTGTGCCCAGCCAATTTCTCCCATCCACTTTACTGCCCCATTTCGACTCCTTGGATGGTCCTCTGTTGGATACCTCCGCCACAAACCTAACGGAGGCAGCTTGTCAATCAGGATGCCATGAGCACGGCAGAAGGTTAGGAAGTCCATTAAAACAACCCCATCTGAACTTCTGACAACATGCCCCACTGCTCGGCCATCGCGGCGGCGATGCCAGCGTAAGTTTTGCTGCGTTCCTTCCACCGATCATGACTAGGCGGCATTCTGTGAATCCTAGCCTCGCGCCCCTCAACGATGTTTGTGGGCTGCAGCAAAGGCAAGTTCTTTAGCCATAGGCATGTAGCCTTGGTTTCTCCGTGCCCAAATTGCCAGGGCTGGATAACCTGATCTGGCTTTCTTATACGACTAGAAATAATGCTGACTGGATTCTCAAGCGCGATGCGATAGATTGGCGCATTGAGCAGAACTCGCACAAAGTCGAGTGCTTCAGTTTGTTCCTTCTGCTTTTCTTTGAACCATCGCGCCCCGCTAACTGCGAGGTGAGTGCATGGTGGATGAGCAATCATCAAGTCCCAGCCATCGCCAATCACATCTAATACATTCCCTTGATAGTGAGGGCCAGCAACGTCAGTCGGCAGAAGGTCACATGAAACCGCATCGTGCCCAGCGCGGATGAACGCATCGCGGACTGTTCCGCTGTATTCACATGCAACAAGAACTTTCATCGCTTCCCCTTCATGTATCGAATCAGACCCGCCCGAACATGCTTCTCAAAAGCAGGGCCTGGAGGCTCAGGCACTCCGTCAACCAGCCCACGAGGCCAGACGCCAAACTTCTCCCGGTATACATGGGCACCTCGACCAGAAGACCAGCCGTGAAATTTAATCTTCCACTGGATTTGGTTCCACCACTTCTGCTTGTCATCCCTGGACATGGAACCTAGTTCTTCCATCATGCCGGGGACTGACTGGACCAGACTCTTCTTCTCTCGCACATGCCCGCAGTGGGCACAGGTGTCTGACCCACGGGGCCACAAAGCTCCACAAGCAGGGCACTTAGCTTCCTTCTTCTCCTTCTCGTCTGGTTCCTTCTTCGCCTTCTCCTTGCCATCCTCCAGTTCACTCACACCATTCTCAAATACATCCTCCCAATCTTCTCTGAAACGAATGTAATTTCCGCTGTGATCAAGCCATATACCGAAGTCTTTTCCTGGGTATGGCCGCATCACACGACCCATTTGCTGGATATGCGAAGATAATGATTTACTAAATGGCCGAGCAGATACACCTATTCTCACAGCAGGACTATCAAAACCCTTCGTAAGAATATCGGTAGCAATTAGCCCCATGATATTGGAATCAGGCTTATTGAAGTCTTCGATGATGTCTCGCTTGAAGTCATCATCGTCACGATAGGATATAGATACGAAGTTATATCCCTGCTCTTGGAACTTCTGCTGCAAATCAATTCCATGATCTACACCAGCACAGAACACAATAGTCTTCTCGGGCTTGCCGAATATCTCATGGGTCTTCTTCACCCACTCAGCAACGATATCGCCTGTAATCTTCTTGCCGCGTGATGTAGCCTCTGCCTGGGACCATTCACCTGCTACCTTCTTGGCACCTTCCATGTCGATCTCTTTAGCCACGAACACGCGGAGAGGAACGAGAGAGCCAGCCTCAACAAGTTTCTTAGTGGTGATTGGGGAAACGACATGGGAATAGATGGACCCCAAACCTTTTGTGAATGGGGATGCAGACAGGCCAATGACTTTGATGTGCGGGTTGTTCTTGATGAACTCCAGCGTGGCTGATCTTGTCTGATGGCACTCGTCGATGATCAGGAGGGAGAGGCCAGGGAACTCTCCTCGTTTCTCAATCGTCTGCGCCGAACAGACTTGGATCAGTTCATGTGGCCGATATCTCCAGTGTCCAGACTGAAGTACCCCGTGGTCAATGGAGTATTTGTCTAGCCGCTTGGAGGTTTGGTCACAGAGGACGATTCGATCAAGCAGCATGGCCGCTCGGGTGCCCTTCCTGCGGGCCGCATCAAGCAGACTGATAGCTACCTCAGTCTTACCTCCACCCGTGGCGAGGTACAAAATTTGTGCTTGATGGCCGTCTCTGAATCCGTCGCGCAGCATGTCAATAGCTGCGTCTTGATAGTCGCGTAGTTGAAGCATGGTTTCTCCTGCTGGCATACAAGCCCGCCAGCGTGGGCTGTTGGATTACTCTTCCTTCTTGAGCTTGCGCTGCAACGAAGCCACGGTCTTCTTCAACTCAGCGTTCTCCCGTTGATAGGTGTCCCGGCTGATCTTCAGAGACTGGTTCTCAATCTCAAGGATGCGGATCTGCTCCCGCAACTCACTGATGGTGTCCGTCGCGGCCTGCTTCTCCTCCTCGGTGGG